TTAAAGGTGGAACAAATAAACAAGAATAACCTGGTGGAGTTTTTATTAACCAAGGATTAGTTATTTTGTGAAATGGTAAATCTTTATTTTTTTCAACTAAAGGCGAACCTGCTAATTGTTGAGTACCATGAAATTCTGTTTTTTGTGCTAAATTTGTTCCTGTATGTTCATGTTCGTGGTACATTAAAGATGGTGATTGAAAAGCATCATTTTTTTTTATTTCATCATTATGAACATTATGTCTTATAATAAAATCTTGCGGCATCGACATAATATAACCTGCTGTTAAAGTATCTAAAAAAGGCATGCACCCTTTCACAGTATTTTGTTTTACAGAATGTTTTAATTTTTTGTACCAATCAGGAATAAAATGTTTGGCTGGTTTAGGATAATCTTGTTTTAAGTCAACATATTCTTTTGTTGAACAAAATTCAATTTTTTTAGAAAAAAACATTTTTACTTATAGCAATAAGTATACTTAATGTAAATTACTAACTACGGTAAACGTAAAGGACAAATAGTTAGTGGGTAACCATTATCTTTTAATGATTTCCACAATGGTTTATTTAAAGGTAACAAAGTTACTAATGTTGAATATTGCGGAAGCGCATTATAAGCTGAATTAACTTCAGCATATCTAGAGTGGTTAGGGTTTGAATCTAAAAAATCTTTATAAGCTATTTTAAGACCATCTAAATCTACCATATATTCATATTGACCAGGATTTACATCAGATAATTGATTTCTAATTGTCCCTAAATCTGCTTCAGCAACTGTTATCCAAGATAGCACATTGTTTGTTTTTACAGGGGTTAACTTACCCTCACAGATATCATTCATTTGATCTTCAGTAATAGTATGAATATCATAATCTTCTTGACGAATGTTCGCTGTACTTAATTCAGTATCGTCCACATAAACTCTGTAACAACCTGTTGAGTTTGCATCATTAGTTAATAACATTTTAGCCATAATTAAGATCCTATATTTTCAAATATACAAATTCCACCTGCTTGACCACTTTGCGAACTACCTATCATACCGTTTCCGCCTCCGCCTTGAGTAGAACTAAAAAATCCTCTTTGATCAAAACCTTGAGGAGAAAAATTAGAACCAGGTGCATTTCCAGGTGATTTTGTTGGTGAACTATTTCCCCCGCCTGATCCACCATTTGCAGACCCAATATTTGCAAGTGATGTAGCGCCTCCTGTAGCTCCGCCATTAGTTGGTGGACCACCGCCCCCAGCTGCGTAAGGTTGTGCGAAAGGTTGTGTTATAGGTGCTCCAAAAAAACCAAAACCACCATTTCCACCTGCGCCCCCTGGAGGGTTACTATTATTAAATCCGCCACTTCCACCGCCTCCTAATGCGAACATTGTAAGATAATTTGTTTGAGGATTAGCTGTATGAGTGCCTGAAGAAGGTCCTTTTTCAAAACGTGTTACTATTGCCTCTCCCCCACCTGCACTTCCAGATGATGCAGCAGTTAATCTTCCATCTTCATCAACAGTTATTGAAGCAACTGTATAGTCTCCTGCAGTTACTGCTGTTGATTGTAATTGATTTGGTCCAACAGAGTTTTGTGCAAGTTTAGCTTGTGTAATTGTTGATTGTGTAATTTGATTTGCTGTTACAGAGTTTTGAGCAAGTTTTGCTGTTGTAACATTTGATTGTAAAATTTTATCTGTTGTTACTGCATTGTTTGAAATTTTAGCTGCAGTAATTGTACTGTCTGCTAGTTGAGCAGTTCCAATAGTACCGCCTAAAGAATCTAAAGATACTTCAACAATATTCGTACCATCTGAATATGCTGCGTAAATTTTTGCAGCATCTAAAGTAAATCCTGTGCCTGACGCTGTTTTGAAAGTTAAGTTTGTAGGATTAGTTACTGCTGTTGCATCAAGAATATAAAATTTTTCAATACCATCAGGTACAGTTAAGTTACTTGCACTTCCTAATGTAATTGTTGCAAGTTTTAAAACCATGTTTCTTGCATCAGATATAGTACCATCTGTCATGACAAGTGCTTTTGTTCCACCGTCAGAAAGTGTAATTGCTTCTACACCTGCAATAGCTTGTTGTACTAAGTTTAAGTTTGTATTAGTTTTATCACCCCATGTACCAGCGTTTTCGCCAGTTACCATTAATTCTAGTTTTAAATCTGTTGAATAACTTGATGTCATATATCTCCTATTTTAACAAAATTATGCAGCTCTATCAACTGGGGTCCAAGTATTATTTACTCCAGGATTGATTTCACTCCATGCCGTAATATTAACCGAACCAATATTAGCCGTCAAGCCTATACCAGATACAGGTATACTTGCTGTACCAATAACAGTTACTGATCCAGCTGATGTATTTAATAACCCTGCAGTAGTTACAGGATAAGCCGTTTCTTGAGATACTTGGCCTGCGGTTAAAGTTGCTGATTGACCAGTCACTGATTCAACAGTTGTTTGAATTAGTGTTATTGAACCTAGAGTTAATGAGGCAGATATTCCTGTAACATCTACAGGTGTTTTATTTTCAGGGACGACTGTTCCTAATGAACCTGAAAGTGCTTGTCCTGAAACGCTTTCATTTGTTGATTGTTCTAATGACTGATTTCCTAAACTTAAATCTAATTGATCTTCTGATGCAAATACAAATACATCGTTATCAATTTGTATTGAACTTAAACCTTGTGTAATAGTTAATAAATCTAAACCTGTAACTGATACATCTACATCAGTTTTACCTACCGCTGTGCCTTGAGCTGTAGTTAAAGATTGGCCTTGTGCTATTACAGTGTAAGCACCTCCCCATACTCTATTACCCCAAGTTCCTCTGCCCCAACCTTCACCAATTAAAAAGTCTGGATCAATTGTTGTTGAACCAACATTGGTATTTGTGCTTATGCCTGTGACTGAAACATTTGCATCTCCTGCAATTTCAGAAGTAGTGCCTAGTGATAAAGTTGCAGCTTGTCCAGTAAGTTCAAACTCAGTTGCAATTTCTATTGTAGTGTCTGTTCCTTGAACAGCTGATAAAGATTGACCAGTTGGAATTACTGACGAACCAAAATTAGCAGTAACAGATCCAATGCTAACAGTCATTGATTGACCGTCAGCAAAAATATCTCCTGCTATTCCCCAAGCATTTTCACCCCAGGTTAATCTTCCCCAACCTTCATTTATTTCTTGATCTGTTGTAACAGTTCCTTGTGAAGTTGTTGCGCTTAGACCAGTTACTGTAAAAACAGTATCTGCTTGATCGCCCCATTCATTTATTCCCCAAGCACCTTGACCCCAGTTATTATTAGCCATGAATAGCTCCTGGGTCAAACGGAAGACCCGCTATGAAAAACAAATTAGTAATGTTCGCCATAGCAGGCACCTCCTTTAAAATTAAGCGATTCTCAATATTGCTGCACTCGTTGTAAATGCTGGGAACTGAATAGTGAATGTTCCTGCAGATGCAGTTTTATCACCGCCAAAATCTAATACCGCTACAGCTGGATCTCCAGTTGCAGTATCGTTGTAAATCAAAGCACCTCTTGCTGTGATTGTTACACCAGTAAAAGATAAGTCAGAAAAGTCTGTAATCGCAGTGTCTGATGCAACTGACGTTCCTGTGTTTACAAGTGCTTTACCTCCAGAAGAGTAACCACCTGATGGTGAAGATACTTCGTTTCCAGTTGTAAATGATGTTGTCGATTTTCCTAAAGTAGCCGAGTTAGTATACATTGCTAACTTAAATGTATTACCACCTGGGTTACTAAAATTGTGTGTCGCTTCTAGTAATTCTTTTTTAAAAGTATTACAGATTGCGTTAGTTGTTATAGCCATGTTATCTCCTTAATAAAATTTATGGTGACGGTGAAGGTACTTTAATTCGAGGAACTCCACTGTCGTACTCTCCTCTTCTTCGTCTACCCATTTGTTGTAGGGCAAAAGCTTGTATACTGTCATTGTACCTTTGCGAGTATTGATTGTAAAGATCTGCAGGACCTTTGAGGTAACCAAAAGCTTCTTTTAGAACTCCATACAATAACAGAGCTTCTTGATGAGTAGATATGAAAGTATTCGTTGAACTATCAAAATGTGGTGGATCTTTAATATAGTTGATTTGAATAGTATATGCTTGATCGGGAGTTGGTGCTAATAATATATTTGTTTCATCCCAATTAGCATAGAATTTAGGTTGTCCTGTCACCGTATCATTTGGAGCATATTCTGAAATAAAACTAGTATCTCTTTTTTCAAGAAAATCTCTTACATTTGAACTAATAATTTGAACCGATCTTAAAATTAATAAATCAGCTGGCATAGAAACATATCTATTAGAAGCTGTTGTAGTTGAAGTAGAATATTTTCTAAGATCATCATAATCTACAGCTCCAGCTATTTCTAATTCTACGTTTCTAATAAATTGATCTAATAATGAATCAGACAAAACATTACTATCTACTTCTGTGTAGTTTCTAACTTGTGTTAAAAATGCTGAATGTGTTATTGCCATTATAATCCTATTGTTACTTGTCCTACTGCGGTTTTAGCTTCTCTTCTTTTATTCTGTAAAGAAGGATCTCTTGGTTGCATAGAGTTAATTTCTCCATCTGTTGTTTCTATTTGAAAAACTTGAAAAGCAAACTGGCCAGGTAATGTAAGGTTAGCGACTGCTTGCCCTTGGCCACCTGATCCAGCAATTGTATCATCATTTTGAAAAGGTGCTTCAGGTTGTTGAAAATCTTGTGCTCTAGAATTTTGTAAAGCAATAGCATCAGCTACAACTCTTTTTCT